CAGGGACCCCCGCCTCTAAAGGAGGCACACTTTGAAGACGAAATCGAGGGACGTTTTGGTATCATCTTTTCAAACAGGTTCTAACGTGCTTGAGAAGTGGATCGGTCCGCCAACCAATGATTGGGGCTCTCCTACTGAGAGTCCTAACAACGGCTATGCGCTAGACGGATCTTACGACTCAATCACCTATGGGACTTGCAAGAGAGGACCGGATGGGTTTCGACCCACCATGCCATGTGAGCACTTTAAAGCAAGTAGCTCGCAGAAGAGGACAATTCTATCCAATATGAGTAATGGAAATGGGACTCGATATAAGTCGATCTCATCCCGTTATTCAGTCACTGGAAGAATTGCTCTCTTAACTCCCCCGACTCTACCAGACCTCAACCCCTTCCACGTTGCCGCAATGGATTACTTCCGAAGCGGTTGTGTGGACAAAGAGGTTGACATCCCAGTATCTTTAATAGAGCTGGGTGAGGTTAAAAGGATCGTACCCCAACTTAAGGAGATTTTCTCCATCCAGAAGTTCGTGGGCCCGCAGTCTAACTGGCGTAGTTTAACACATTACGCTAAGAAAGCTGCGAACCTACACTTGCTGACAGCATTTGGTATACTTCCACTCATCAATGATGTGGTAGCGGTACATAATGCTGTGAAAGGGTTACGTGACAAGATCGCCTTTATTCGCAAGAATGAAGGGCAACCGATTAAGGTAGAGTATCGTAAGAAGATCGAACTCGGTCTTCCTCCGAACGTCGTATGTCCACATAGCGGTGCTATATGGGAGACGCTCTACAACCAGTGGAACGCTTCCTATAAGGCATTTGCAGTGTTGAAGTACGAAACCTCTTCACTGAATTCTGTGGAACTAGCCTTGCGGCTACTTACACGAGAATTGGGGTTCGACAACGTCCTTGGTGGTGCTTGGGAGTTAATCCCTTTTAGCTTCATCATCGATTGGTTGTTACATGTTGATCGCGTAATTGCGTCAATAAGCCCCACCATCACACTCCCGACGGTTTTTATTGACCTAGGTTATTGTGTGAAGGTACAGAGAAGTTGGACTCATCGGTGGGTGCACTACCCGTGTTACAACGGGGATAAGGCCCATGGGTCTGAAGTGCAGCTATGCCAACAGTCTTACTTCTTGAGGCGTCCAGGACTTCCTGTCTCCTTTTCGGCTTTTGACCCGAGTCTCCCCGGGAATAGCCAGCTGTGGACCGGTCTAAGTCTTTTTGTCCAAAGAAAGGACAATTTCTACAAGATTTAGATCTCTTGTTTCTTGGTAACTTACAACCAAACCTTAGGAGTACCTCCATGTTCGCATCACCTCTGACCCTGAAGAATGGGTCCGCTGCCAATGTCTCGATGATCAAACTCACTTCTGACAATGTGTCAAGCAAGTGGGCCAGTTCCGCGAGTACCCTCTCCACACCCAATACCCTCCAAATCGCCCACACCATGACGACGGCTCCTGACGGATCCGATCGCCATCTGGTCAAGCTTTCCAAGACGGTATTGGATGCTAACTCCCGACCGCGAACTGCAGTTCTGAACTGCACGCTGTCGGTGCCGCGCGTAGGTATCGTCCGACTTGACGTGGACGACATCATCGCTGAGCTCAAGGAGTTTCTGGGGACAGCAAACGTTGATGCATTGCTGCGTGGCGAGGTTTAACTCTCACCAGTGATGTAACAGTGGAGGCTAGGAGGCATCCGGATGAACCGTAGCCAGAATAGCCTAGATCTCGCTCATGAGCGAGAGCTCTGTAAACGTCTTATTCTCGATCTCAAGTGTGGCCTACCTTCTCTCTCCAAGGACTTTGACCGCGATGAAGCGACGTTGTTAAGGCGTCTCCAATCTGAGTCATTGCCCTTTCTAATGCAAGCGCTGCCTAAGCTCGGTAAAGCCCTGTTGAAGGGCTTCCAAGATGGGTTCCTGACGGTTCCCACTGGGTTCGCGGCTAAAGGTAAACTCCCGAAGTTGTTTAACGGGTTGTTTTCGCTTGTGTTTTCAAAAGAGGATGGTAAACTAAGGAGTGATTATGATACGGCCGCTGCGGCCGAAATATATCAGATCACTTCCATGTTTAACAAGGTCGATCTCCCCTATTCGACTTCACAGAAGAAGAGGGTTCTCGACGATTTTGTTGATGTGGATGCTAGTCTTCCATTAACATTGGAGGACGACGTTATCTTAGAGACCGCTGCGGATGTAATTAAGTGTGTCTTTGAAGGGTTTGACCCCTTAGACATCACTCCGCGGCACGGCCCCGGTGCCGTCGCTACTGGTGAAAAGGTTGAAGAAAAATGGGTGTTCAAGAGGAGATATGAGAAGATTAATTGGGTTTACCCATATAATCAATATTATGTCCCTTCGAAACGATGCCTATTAAGGTCAACCGCCCGAAATCTCCAAAAGTCGACCCAATACTATGCAAAAGTTGTATTGGTCAATAAAGACTCACGGGGACCTAGGCTAATTAGCATGGAGCCACTTGAGTTCCAATTCATCCAACAGGGTTTAGCCCGAAAGATGATGGCTCATATGGAGACCCATGCTATCACCAAGGGTAGAGTGAACTTCACAGATCAAGGGATTAACAGGAACTTGGCTCAGGCCATTACCGAACAAGGACTTCCTATGTCCACCTTGGATTTATCTGCCGCTTCCGACAGGGTCTCCCTGGCTTTAGTGGATAGACTGTTC